CCCGGTTCGCATGAGGTGCTACTGTAAATAGAAGTGGTGTGTAACAAAAATAATAGACCTTTCCTTGCTTTCTTTAAATTCTGGTAAAGTAATTAATAATTGTATTTTTTTATTTACTATTGTAAATTTTAAAAGAGGCGCGAATTCTACCGGAACTGTGAATTTTACGGTAACCGGAGGAGCCAGTATTGTCCTAAACAATTCAATCACTGCTTCAACTCCCGTTTCTTTTTTAATTACATCATTCCAAACAACCTTTATGTGTGACGGAACAACATGGTATCAAATAGCATAAATACAAAAAATTGATTTATAATTGATTTATGCGTTATTCATTTATCTTATAGAATATAAAATAAATGCAAAAAGTTCCCCACTCCGAGTTAGAACCAGGAAAATCTTACTATATACAGGCTATAAAACCGAATGGTTCAACGAAAATGATAGGCGTTTTCAGAAAACATGGTATAATTCCGGATGGTGGTGATTATAGATTGGCGTTTTTTGATAATTTTACAAAAATAAATTGTCGCGGTGAATATGCCGGGCGCTCAGTTCATCTAAACCGTTCTTGGAATTTCTACGAAATAAAAAAGCACGACATTCAGAGGAATATGGAAAAGCACACTTTAGAATCTGTTCTTAAAAATGTAATAGGGGACGAAAATTTTACAACCGATTTATTGTAAATTTATTGTAATTATATATTTTGTGAAAACAAGGTTAAATAAATATAACAGTAATTATAATATATGGAAAACAAGTCAGCAACTGAAAAAAAAGCACTCCCGGAAAAGTTTGACAAGATAATCACGGATTTTATTGGCGACATTATTACTACATTCCCCGAGTACGAGCCTTTAATTTATAAATGGTGGAAGACGGGTGAAGAGGTTGGTGAAGATAAACAGAAAAGCCTTGAATATATTTTTTCTTATTGTCAAACCGTATTTCCAGAGAGATTCTTGGATATTTTGTATAAAAATCAGGAAATGTTTGAGAAAGACTCGGTGACAAATACCGAATTTTTGCCCGGAATCAGTTTTAAATACTTATGGCAATGTGATATTAGTGACACTACGCGCGAAACTATTTGGAAATATTTGCAGCTTATTTCTGTGACAATTGTTGAAAGCATCAATAATAGTGATGCCTTTGGCGATACGGCAAAGATTTTTGAGACGATTAATGAAAACGATTTCAAAGAGAAATTAACAGAAACGCTGGAGAAAATGCAAGAAATGTTTGAACAAGAGGAGAGAGAAAACTCGGAAGAAGGAGAACCAAAAATAAATTTAGGACAAGGTATGCCTTCTGCTGAAAATATTCATAATCATATTACCGGTATGATGGGTGGAAAGTTAGGAGAATTAGCGAGAGAAATTGCAGAGGAAACTGTGGGCGATTTAGATATTGATATGGAAAATATTACTGATGTTAAGGGAGTTTTCCAAAATTTATTCAAAAATCCCGGGAAATTAATGAATTTGGTAAAGAATGTGGGGGAAAAATTAGATTCTAAAATGCAATCCGGAGAGATAAATAAGAGTGAACTTATGTCGGAAGCAACTGAATTAATGGGCAAGATGAAAAATATGCCTGGAATGGATAACATAGCGGAAATGATGGGCAAAATGGGGAAAAATAGGGGGGGCGGGGGTGGGGGTCTGGGTGGAGGCGCGGCTGGAGAAATGCCCGACTTGGCAGAGATGATGCAGCAAATGGGTGGAATGCAGGAGATGTTGGCGAAAATGGGACTGGGAAAAAAAACGAAAATAAATACCGGAGCGATGGAGGCGCAATTAGATAAACATAATAAACTGAAACAGATGAAAGACCGCATGAAGAAAAAAATGGAATTAAAGCAAATGACTGCTTTGCTTCAGCAGCAGACAGCGACTCCACCAGTGGAACAAAAAGCATTAACGGATGACCAATTAGCTGCACTATTTGCAGAAAAACCGGAAAAAACACCGAGAACGGCAAATCCAAATGGAAAGAAGAAAAAAGGAAAAAAGTAAATTTTCTAGAAAAATATGTAAAACTATATTAGATTACTATATATAATATATATAATGACAGTTCCATTTTGGGGAAACGATCCATTTATTTTATTAAATAAGGAATATATCTTTCAAGCGTGGCCTTTGCAAACAATGTCTTTTGAGGAAAAATTAAATGCCATAACTAGATTTGTCATATTATTGTCCCTTTTAGGATATATTTTTACAAGGACGACAAACATTTTAGGAGTAGGAATTATTACGCTGTTTTTAATATTTGTTATGTATAAATTACGTAAGCAACACGCAGAGGGAATGACGTCTAATGATAAAGAAGAATATATAGATGAAAAAATTAATAATTTCACGAAAGAAACCACGTCAAAGATGTTAAGCAATTCTGAGATGGACAGATTAAGAAATGCTACAGACGTAAAACCGCCGGGTGGGAACAATAGTATGATTAGTATGGGTAGGGCGAATGGGATTACTGACGAGATAAACAGTGAAATGACTTCCGCACATGGTGTCATGATCAATCCCGCCACTCTGGAAAAATTTATGAAATCTGAATTTGAGACTACTGATAAAAAAAATCCTATGGGAAATGTGTTATTGACAGAAATTAACGACAAACCCAATAGAAAGTCGGCGCCTCCGTCTTTTCATCCCACCGTTTATGAGGATATCAATAATTCTACTAAAAAAATGGTTCAACAATTGAATCCGAAAATAACGAATACAAATAAACAGTTATTTGGGGATTTAGGAGAAAAATTTGAATTTGACCAATCAATGTGGCACTATTATAGTAATCCAAATACAAAAATTGCAAACGACCAAGGAGCATTCGCGCATTGGTTATATGGAAATATGCCGTCGGCGAGAGACGGAGATGTCCAGGCGCTGTTACAAGACAATGTCAGATATAATCTTTATTAGTATATTATTATTGGTTATTTAGTAAAAATAATATATCCCAATAGATTATAAGATGGCTAACGTGTCTAGTTATATTTTTGATAATATGTCCCGAATAGGAAATGATTCTTGTTCACAGGACCAGAAGACAATTCAAAACACGAACGCATGTGATTATAGCCTTCAAAATTATTATGCTAGTGATTGCACGATGCAAAATCCCATAGGCTTGGCGGTAATGCAGCCAGGAATAAATTATACCGGGGGTCATAATGTAGGTGCGGGTGGATGCAATATTGATGACAACTCGGAATTATTAATGGGTGCCCTTCAAACACATCCTAAAAGCAAAATAGACCTTTTTCACCGCCCTTTTGCCACGGTTCCTTATTTAGGTCGTGGTTCTGTTGACCCTGTCATGGAGTCACAAATTATGCAGGGCGAGGCGATAACTAATAGACGCTCTGTTACAAAATTGTCCGAGAAAAGTTATTTAAAATATCAGACGACGCCTCTTCTTCCGGATGTTCAAGAACGAATGACCAATGCTGCGTACAGCGTGGAGGGCGCCGCCTCTGAGGGTTGGATCCGCGGAGGTGTTCCGTCGCGCGAATTTACTCGTGATGCGCATGGCAATTAAAATATTTTTTTTATATATTAGTATTGTATAGTAATATGTCAAATCTTCCTAGGACACGCAGGTCGTCGCGAGCTCCTAATCGGCGAACGCGCAGGCCAAGACAATATAGAGAATTAAGTTTTACGAGTAGTAGCGGTAGCGCTAGAAGTAGTGCTAGAAGTAGTGCTAGAAGTAGCGGGAGAAGTAGCGGCAGAAGTAGTGCTAGAAGTAGCGCTAGAAGTAGCGGCAGAAGTAGTGTTGTTGACAGCGACTCTCCATCTTTTATCGGTCAGGAAAATGACGAGGGTTCCATTCACTCAATAAATCTAAGTAATAGTTTTTCCGATTCTTCAGCTGATTCGTTGATCACGCAGGCAAATAACGACAATTCAAATTCTTCTATTCACTCACCAAAATTGAGTGAAACTTCTGGAGGAAAAAAAAGACGAACAAGAAAAAATAGGAGAAAATCACGATACACTAGAAATGTTTATTAAAAACGACATAAATAATTCACCAAATGTTTATTATATGTATAATTCAAAGTTCATTTGTACATATAATTATTATGATCCTTCGTTGTCTATTCCGCACGGAGTAGATATGAGTAAAATAGACAAGGAAGATATTGAAGGACTGGAAGATATGTCCGAAATTTTATATCAAGCAGAGCTCCTGCAAGTGTTTGAAATGGTGGAATATAAAAACGAAATCGTTCATGATGCGCTTGACATGATTTGTGAAAAAATAGGTAATTATGAACCATTTAAAAAAGTAGTAGAAAAAATAACTGATTTTCCTCTATTGTTTTCATATGATTATTTTTATTTGACACACGCATGTATTTCCGAATTTTTAGAAAAAGGAGAAATGTCTTCGGAAAAAATAGATTTATTATATTTTCTACTATAAGTATAATATAGCATGGCATCTACGCGAAATTTGAACACTCCCGGCGACTACTGTTTAGAACAAAGAAGATATAAAAATTTTGAAAATTATACTCTCTATCCTAACTCACAGTATGGTGCGGCATTTGATACAAAAATTGCGGGAAATGGTGTGAATCCTGGACAGATTCCTTGGGATCAACTTTCCAACAATGCGGTCCAAATAGAATCTTATTTATTTGGAATCGGGTCTACTAATTTGGTCACACCGTTGGCACCAATTGTTCCTGATTTGAAACCATTAAAATCCGCCAATTTTTTTGAGAAAAATCCGCTATTAATGCCCGAACCTTTGGCGGTTGAAAAAAGCCAGCGCCCATTTCCTTGTCCATAAAAAAATTGAATACCTTTTAATTCATTTCATGAACTTGTAAATAAGACCATGGCGGAAATGTTGGAATCAATGATGGATGCGGAAACCATTTCTGGCGGAAAGACATTCCGTGCGGCGGCGTTTTACCGTCTCGTGTTTCAAGTTTACGTGGCATGCAGGAAATTTGATTGCATGGATTTAGACAAGAGGTTACTGGAAGACTGTAGTGGAGACACCCCCGAATCGCATATCCACATTATTGTAGGAAATATGATTCTGCAAATGAATACTGGAGGGGCGGTGGCAATTTTTCCACATCAGGACCCGCAAATTATGGCGCAAGTGATTATGTATATTGTGAATTGTTATAAATTATGTCCACAAATTAACGGGCAAATCGCGCTTCTATTTACAACTCAGGCAGTAGGTTCTATTTTGACCGGACTAAATCATTCTGATTCAAGAAGCAAAGAAATTATGTCGCTCAATATGTTCTGTTACCAACTCAGTAAAGAAATGGAACGCCCCGAGGAGTGGAAAATCACTGCAGAATTTGTTGAAGGGGTTATTGGTTCCGAGTTTCATGTTGAAAGCCAGTTTCTTCATTTTACTGCTGAGCGTCTTTGAAAGTCTTTGAAAGTCTTTGAAAGTCTTTGAAAGTCTTTGAAAAAGTATGAAACAAACAAAATAAAAATCCATAAAAAACATTATTTTTTATTCACATATTACTCTACTAAGTAATTGACACTTTTTGTATAAACGTATATCTAATCCTCCTGTTTTATCGTGTTCATCATAATTGACAATATAATGTATTTGCATGTTATGGGGTAAATAAACACAATGACATTTCTCTCTAAACTCTCTTACGTGAATTCTGAAATGAGGCAATGGTTTATTTACTAAAAAATGAATAACGTATTTGTGTTTATTTTTATTCAATTTATCTATTATTTTTTCGCCTCTAATACTAAACCTAGCATCAAAACGTAATATATGCATCACTACATCTATAGGCAAATTTATGGTTGAGAACGTTTCGGACATTTGTTTATGGTTCTTAATCGTAAAAAAAGGTAAGTTATAAATCATTTTTTTATAATAGTTACACTATTCTACACTATTCTAAAAATCGGCTTTTGTTACTAAGCGACTGTTTTATCGCATGCAAATACAACAACATTATTGCTATTATCAACAAGCATGAGTCATGAATCCCGCATCTTGTTTCAAGTCCAGGAAGAATATCTTGTTTGTGATTTTGCATTTGTTGGCAATGTTTGCTTGGTTGAGGATTGTAAATACTTTCAAAACGCGCAAAGCGCACTCCGGGTCCTTTTTTTTCAAGATCATAAGGATGAATTTAATTTTTGTGATTTTTTCTTCTTTTCTGAAGGTCTCGCAAATTGGCATACTTTTTTCATATCGCAACAAATTCACCTCTTTATTAGATGCTAATACTCTGGTCAAACAGTAGTAACTTGCATAGTTCATATTACGAAGAAGTTCGTGTAGTCTGTCTGAAGAAAGACATCGTAGGTAATTCTGTGGCTTGTGAAAATGCTCAATCATTTCTATGCGGGTCTTGTAGGGAATATAAGACGCGATAATCTTTAGAACTTCGTCTGGAACTTTGGAACGAAGCAGTTCTAAATTCAAAGTACCCGAAGTTTCAATTCTTTCTAGTCTTTCTAGTCTTTCTACTTCTTGAGACGCGTTGAATAGTTTCACCTGAATTTTCATATTATTCTCTTTGATTGCCGCAGTGCAACGATAGAGCGCCCCACTCTTTTGCATTTTGTTTTGACGAACGACATTTCGCATATACCTCAACTCGCGAGAAAGATTTTGACTTTCTTTTTTAGAATTTTTATATTTTATTTGTGCCAGCATCAATTCTTCCTCGGCTTTTACTTGTTCTTGATAACATTGTTCCATTCTGTATATAACAATTTGAAGATGCCCCTCTGAATGAGAAAGTAATTCTTTGGCTTTGTTATACTTTAATTTCAACTTTTCTATTCTTTTCTCGTCGCATGTTTTTGTTGGTATTTCAACATTCGGCGTTGATTTCTCGGTCGCCATCTTGCTCTGGAACATGCAGCCGAACATCTTTTGTTTTTGTTGTATCTGTTTTAGAGACAACAAAAACCAAATCAATTTTTACTGGTGTCGGAAATCCACGTCGTTGTAAAAGGGGGATTTTGTTTATTATCAAATTTTTTACACACTTTCTCATTTAATCTGTCTATGAAATGGGGATATTTGTACGGAAAGGCAACATTACAATGATCTAAGAAGAAGGAACAGTGATTTATCTACGTGAATATTACTTTGGTTTGCATTTTCCGGTCTTTGTGTTTCTTTTTGTTCCATTAGGACATCTTTCTTTCTTTACACTTTTGTTTTTTGAGCTTGATTGTTTAACTTCAGATTGTTTCCCAACTTCTGGTTTTTTTATAATTTTCGGTTCAGGGGCAGGTGCAACTGCTTTATGTTGAGGTAGAACCATATCGGTAAACTCCCGCATTTGTTTTATAGTTGTCATTATATCGGGTCGTCCATATTTGGCTTGTTCTCTTTCTTGTTGTAGTTGTTTCAATCTTTCAGGAAGGGTAGCATCATACTGTTTTAATTTCTCAGGGTTCCTTGCGGCAAGAGTTCGCCACATTTTTATATTGCGTTCATCAGATTGATAGTCCTGTTCCCATTGTCCTAATCGCTTAACAATTCCCATTAATTTGGCTTCAGCTGCCACGGAAAGCATTTTTATATACAACTATATTTTTTATTTTTTTCTAAATCTCCTGAAAATCATGAAAAAAAATGCGTCTTCTAAAAAAATTGAAACCTTTTTTCGTAAAAAAAGAAGGGTAAAGTTTGATTGAACCAAGTGTTGTGTAACCATGTCCCGCCGCTCAACTGTCGCCTCCGCCACCGCCGCCCACTGCAAGGTGTGCAAGGATGCCGGGCTTCCTCCGACGGCTTATGGAAACCACAACTTGAGGGACATCAAGGGGCGCATTTGCTGCCCCACCATCAAGAACAACCATTGTCACAAGTGTGACAAGCTGGGTCATTTCGCCAAGTTCTGCACGGCAAAGTCGGGTGGCGGCGGCGCCATCACATCATCCCGCCAAGAAAAGGCGGCGTTCAAGGAGTCTCCCAAGGAGACAAAGACTGTGACCAACCTGTTTGACTGTCTGGGTGAATCGTCGGATGAGGACGAGGAGAAGCAGCCCAAGGTGAAGGTGAGCTGGGCGGACATGTCCGACGATGAGGACGATTGGTAACTACGTTTAGAGTTTGTTGACTAATTTAGCTAAGTAGAGATATTTATGAAAACCAGTCCTTTTGAATGTGCACGTAAAATATATATTTGTACGCAGATGTATTTTTTTTATATTGACATAAATTAGTGTGCATGGCATTTACAAGATTTCACGATGACCCGGCAAGAGTTCAAAAACAATTACAGCAATCAACCGACCCCGGAAGATGGATATTAAATGTACCCGGTAACGGAGAGAAACCGGCTTATATGGCAGACCCGCATATTCGGATTCAAACCTGGGGTGGAAATTTGATGACAAATAGTGTTGTTTTAGAAGGAGAATTACTAGGATATGGACGCCATTTAAGTCGCGATTGTTTAGGAAAAGACCAGTATCAAAAATTTAATGTAGAAACTCAACCAATGCAATATCCTACGAACCAGGCATTATATACAGAAGAATCAAGGACCATCATGCCGGCATGGACCGCAAGAGATTTAGAGCAAGTGGACTGGTATACTCTTCCTTTAGATCCACAGGAGAACACGTGTATGCCATTTCGTAATAATGTTAGCACCAGAATATTAGAAAAAGATTTTTTTGTTCCTAACATACAGTGTCCATCAAATAATTTAGATATTTTTCCAATCCCGGTGGGAGAGATTAAAAAATCTCCAAAAAGCATTTGAAAAGCATTTGAAAAGCATTTGATAAAAAAATCATAATAAGTATTGCATTAGAAAAATAAAATACTTATTATATATAATAATCATTATGGAATTCGCATTAGCAATAATAGGTTTAGGAGGTTTATATGTAATATCAAACCAAGATTCCCCAAAAAAAATAAAAAACATCATCAATACTGAACAACTGACAGAAAACTACCAAAATATGGGGAAAAAAACAAATTACCTACCAAATGTTGAAATCCCTCCCGAAAATTATCCGGTCATTAACACAAAAGAATTGGTTGACACTGTTCAAAATTATCCCAATCCAAATAAAGTAACTGATGTATACTTTAATCAAAATTTATATCAATCTAAAGAAAATGCCGGGAAAAAGGTCGGCGAAAATATGCAACAAACATATTCATTAACGGGCGAATATGTGGATTCTACTAATTTTAAGCATAATAATATGATTCCTTTTTATGGCGGAAAATTAAAAGGACAGATTTATGGTGTTGATAAAGCAGAATCTATGTTGGACAATATGGCTGGCACCGGTTCACAAATCAACAAGAAAGTAGAAACGGCGCCATTGTTCAAACCGGAAGAACATGTTCACTGGGCAAACGGCGCACCTAACATGAGCGATTTTTATCAATCGCGCGTAAATCCTGCTATGAGAAACAATAATATCAAACCATTTGAAAGCGAAACTGTAGCGCCCGGATTGAATCAGGGTTATGGAACGGAAGGAAGTGGTGGTTATAACTCTGGAATGGCGGCACGCGAATCATGGCTTCCAAAAACAGTAGACGAATTACGAGTTGAAACTAATCCTAAATTAGAATTTTCTTTAGATGGTCACCAGGGACCTGCACAGTCTCATATAAATAATTTAGGAATTGAGGGAAAAATAGAAAAATATCGCCCAGACACTTATTTTATTCAAACTCAAGACAGATGGCTTACGACGACTGGTCTAGAAAAAGCGACAACTTTACGCCCCGAACAAGAAGACCGCGCGACCTCGCGAGCAGTTACCACACAATCTTATTCTGGCGTTGCATCTAATACCGAAAAAGGTTCAAGATATATTCCGGGAAATTTCCAAGAGTCAAAAAGAAATGTTCTAGACACAAATGATATTGGACCATCCAACGCTGCGAATCGCGGACCACATGAAGATAAAGACAACTTCATGAAAAGTCATACAAACTACGTAAATAATCGCGCATCCGTTTCACAGCCCGATACATTTCGCAGTGGGTTTAGAGGCGCGATTGGTGCAGTTGTTGCACCTATTATGGATATTTTTCGCCCTACGAGAAAGGAAGAGTTTTCAGATAGTATCCGGATTTATGGAGATGCAGGAACAACCGTTCCCCAGAGTTATATATTAAATCCGGCGGATAAAACCCCCACTACGGTTAAAGAAACCACCTTGTTCACACCTAATTCTTATGTTGGAAATCAAACAAACGCCGCGTATATGGTAAGTGAACAACAAGCAATCGGTAATCAACGCGACACAACGAACGTTAGTGCTTATGGTAGCGCTGGCGGAGCTGCGAGTCGTTATGGAGATGTTAATTATGAGGCGGCTTACAAGCAACACAATAATGATATAAAATCTTCAACAAATGTCGGCAGAACGAACCAAGGAAATACGCAGATATTTAACCGGTATATGAATGTTTCCATGTCTAAATACGACTCTGATAGAAATAACAATAGACAATGGGTTCCGGGTACTTTAGGAAACGTAAATGCATCACCGGAGATGATGGGACAAATTCGTCCAAAACAACAATATGATGAAAACAAAATTGGATGTGAGAGAATTCAACCTGATTTATTAAACGCGTTTCGGTCTAATCCTTATACACATAGTTTAACGGACAGCGTTTAACGGACACTGCTTAATGAATTTTCTAAAAATTGAACACATTTATTCTTATAAACACAAGAATAAATGTCAAAATGAACAATCCGCGGTTATACGAGAGAAGACTCAACGAATTCAAAAAAAATATTTCCAGTAAAAAGGGTATAGTAAATTATTTCCAGATTAAAAATTTAAACGACATAACCTTTCAGAACGAATCCAACAATTCATGCAAATTAACGATAAAATACAAACATGTGAATTTTGATATCAATAAAAATAATATCTTTGAATTGCCCGCCGAATTGAATGACGTTATTTCAACTTATTTACCATCCTACATAAAAATAACGCTCACGATAAAATACCCACCCGATTACCCCTTTAAGCCACCCACATGGTCATTAACCGAATTGTCACACAACATAAATCTTCACGCTGACGTTGAAGAGTATTATTCATCAATTGTGGATGCACACAATAGAGAAAATAGAGAATGGCTTCCGTCCACATGGGTTGAAAAAGATGTTATTTTGTTCATTTCGCGGATAAATCATTTTGATAGTGTTATGAGAGAAACACTATAGATTTTCGTTTAAATACTATATAAAAATTAACCGGTTTATATAGTAAAACAAAACATATGTTAAAAATTCATGAATCCATAATAGAAAAATTGTCATATTTTAATGAAATACACAAGATACCAAATATTATTTTTCATGGACAATCAGGTGTCGGAAAAAAAGAAATCATGAAACAATTTATTAACATTATTTATAATAATAACAAGGAAAAAATAAAATCTTTTGTCATGTATGTGAATTGCGCACACGGTAAGGGTATTAAATTTATAAGAGAAGAGCTGAAATTCTTTGCCAAAACCCACATTCATTGTAATGGTGGCGACATTTTCAAGAGCATAATTTTATTAAATGCGGACAAATTGACAATAGATGCACAATCCGCTCTACGAAGGTGTATTGAACTTTTTAGTCATAACACCAGATTTTTTATTATCGTTGAGGATAAATACAAGTTGTTGAAACCTATATTGTCAAGATTCTGTGAGATATATGTTCCCGAGCCCGTTTTGAATGGGTCCACGATTAATTTGTACAAATATAACTTGAGCGAAACTTTTAAAATGAAAGATGTTAAAACACAGCGCGCGGAGTGGTTAAAGAAAGAAATCGTTTCCATTAAAAATAAATTGTCATCTTTGAATGACGATGCTCCTATTCAGCAGTTAGTTTTATCGTCAAAAAAAATATATGAAAAGGGATATAGTGGATTAGACCTGATTCAATTATTAGAAAATAGAAATCTATCCTTTTTTTCCACTATTCCGGATAGTAAATACTATGAACTTCTTGTGGCATTCAATAAAGTTAGAAAAGAATTTAGAAAAGAACAAATAATTATTTTATTTGTCTTAAATTTTTTGTTTTTAAGTTTAGATTGCAGTTTAGAAAATATTTCGTTTATGTAAAGATAATGGACGATTTCAATGTTTCAAGTCTACATGAGTCTAAAAACGAGTGGGGCTCTAGATTGTTGACAATTTTGACCCCGTTAGTCATTGAAGGAATCAAATCAATCTTTGAAGAAGCTCTAAAATTATGCAAAGAAAATAATGAAGTGGACAAGTATCTAATGACCTTTCAAAATTATATTAGTAGAATACCGAAATGGAATAATGAAATTATTGAAACGGAGCGGAAGCGAATTGTTGAGAGAAGCGGGTGTGGTTATTTAGAAGATTTGGTTACATGTGTACATATTATTCAGTTGAAATTATTAAGTGCCATGCGTGTGGGTCAAAAACAAAAGAAGATTGATGTAAATATACCCAAGTTGGATGATTTTGTTCACAAGGTTTACGTAACCGTAGCAAGAAAAATATACAAGAATGTTTACTTGTTTGAAAACAATATCCCTCCACTACAAATACAGAAAAATTATAGAGAACTAGAAGTCATTGTCCAGGAATGTATATTAAACACCGTGAGAGAAAGCATCCCAGTTGAAACAATATTACGCGCTTATATGGATGAAACGATTGAGGAAGATGTCAGGGAGGAAATTAAAGAGGAAGTTTTACCACCTGACGAAAAAGATGAGGAAATAAGGTCACAAATCATTCGTGAACAAGAAGAACGTAATGAGCGAAGTGCGCAGGATAAAAATGTCCCAATATCACCTTCTAATCCCGATGCTGTCGCTCAAGGAACACAGCTACCCGACCTTCCGAGCGAAGAATCTAACGCCAAATTATCTTTTAATAACGTAGACTTTGTTCGCGATGAAAATAATAAAGAAGAATCGGTAAATGCTCCCAAAGACGTAGAAAGATTAGAAGAAATTAGTAGTCAGCGATATGCTCAAAGGCGATTAGAGTCTGAGGAGGATGACGATAATCCAAAATTGACTATTTTCAATGATCAACCAGTAATATTGGATGCTTTAGATGTTCATTCCATAGATTCGGGAAAAATGGATTTAATGCCCGATTTATTATTAGACGACATTGAGGTACTGGGATAAATAAATATAATATTTATAATATATAATAAGTTTCAAATGGGTGATGAGACGCCACAGCGTGCAAATTCATCCGAGATTCCTGAACACCACGAAGAAGATATGGGTGATTTACAATATATGTCAGAACAAGAGTTAGAAGTAGAAATTCGTGGTATGTTACATCAGATAAAGATGTCTATTGAGGCAAATCAACTAGAGGAGTTTGTTGTCAATCCCGTAGACGCTTTAACTCAACCAGAAAGATTTCAACAATGGAAGTCAAATATTCATTTTTATTTCTTGCGGGATAAAGAACCTAGTGGCAACTACGGAAATTCCATAATACATGTAGGTGAACTTTTTCAAGTTGACGATGTTCCAGGGAATTACAGATTATATTTTAGAAATATGAATAATGAAGTAACTATTGTTGAAAATTCATTTGATTATTATATTGCAACCGCTAATTCCGTTATAGCTTTATTTAAATTTATGCATGCAAATGGTGATACTTTATTAGAATCATTGACTCAGTTAAAAGCGGAAAAAATTACGGCAGCACAGAATGTATTTCTTCAACAATTTATAGAAGTCTCAACATATATAACGAAATTATACCCTTCAAATATGACGCGTGATATGCACCTAGAGGCTCGCATGGCTTCACGTGCCGGAAAGCGCAAAACACGACGCAAAACACGTAAAACACGCAAACCTAGAAAATCTAGAAAACACGCACAAAAAATGCGTTAAATAAAAAATAAGAATTTAATACGTTACTTTAGCACGAATGAATGTATTTATAGTGGCAACAATAATATCCGTCGTTTATCTAATAGTCAAGTTTGTAGAAATGCGATTCATGGAGAAAGAAAGCAAACCCATTAAATTTTTAGTGAGAGACACACTTTTAGTTTATTTTAGTGTTATTTCGGCACACTTTATTATTGACCAATTAAATCCCGTTATTCTAGAAGGCGACGTAAAGTCAGTGTCGGCTCCAGCCGTTTTCACAGGTAATCCCGAATTTTAAATTTAATTTTATTTATTACTTAGAGATTTAATAGTAATAAATAAATATATATATATGCCAAAAAATAAAGTATCTATTATAATACCATCTACGTCACATAATAGACAATGGAATTCTCCGTATGAATCTTATCTATATAAAATGATGACATCTTTTAAAAATACGACAAATTCAGAATACGAATACAAACTATATGTCGGGGTTGATTTTGGCGACCCTTTTTATAGCAGACCTGAAATTATTAATTTCTATAAAGGTATTGGATTGGATATAGAATTTTTATTTTTAACGAATATTGAAAAAGGTCACGTGACAAAAATATGGAATATATTGGCGAAAAAAGCATATGACGAAGGTGCCAATTATATTTTTGCTTGCGGGGACGACATTTTATTTTTGGACAATTTATGGATAAACGATTCTGTTTATTTATTGAAAAAAAACAACGACATTGGATTAACCGGTCCGCTTTCAGAAAACATCCGTATTTTTACTCAATGTTTCGTCGGTAGAAAACATATTGATATTTTTGGTTTTTTCTTTCCAGAAGAGATAAAAAATTGGTACTGTGATGATTGGATTAGTTGTGTATATAGCATTAAAAGTTATTTAATCCCGCAGAGATGCAGTAATAGTGGGGGGAAACCTAGATATAATATTACCGAGTGTCCGCGATTATACGAATTAGTAAATCGGGATAGAAAAATATTGGAGAATTATATAACAAAAATTAAGATATAAACTTTTGCTGTTATTATTATTAAATGTTGTCAGAGGACAAATTAATTGATTGGGTTGAATCCCAAAGGGGATTGTTAATAACACGCAGAACATTGAATATTAAAACGTTTGATTTCAATAACTGCGCGGAAAATACGCTTGTTTGCGTTACTGGTTATAGCAAAATAATTTCTGATTTTTTTACCTCCATAATAAATAACTTTTCGGTGAGTGTTATTTTAATTATTATTGAATCAGATGTTGTTGATTTAAAGGAGGACTGGCTTTATAATATTAAATTAAAACATTGTTTTACTTGGAATAAGCCATTTCACCATATTAAATTATCTGGGATTCCAATTGGGTTGAATTACAATAGACAATATAATGTTCTCTCCGATTGGTTACGCGAGAACAACGTGAACAACGTGATTCCAGAAAATAAAAAAATGTTATGCATGAATTACTCACCGCATACGAATCCAGAACGTGTTATTCTACTAGATAAAGCAAACGAACAATGGAAAAAAATTTGTGATATACTTCCATTTATGCGACCACTTAGTTCTGATTTTATTCCTTCACATATTGAGGGGAAAATATGTGTTAGTGTTACGAATCCGGAATGTTATAATCAATGGAAAAAATACAAATTTGTATTGTCGCCACAAGGAGCGGGAGCAGATTGCCATAGAACATGGGAAGCGATTCATGTGGGCTGTATTCCTATTGTTCTATCGTCCAATTTAAACGAATTATATGAAGATTTACCGATATTGGTTCTCAATTCATGGGATGAAATTAATACGGAGTTTTTGGAAAAACAATATATTCTGATAACTCAAAATATACGTGAAAATAAGTATAATTATAAAAAAATGACATTGGACTACTGGACAAATAAAATAGCGGATATAAAAAATTATGCACCGAAAATTCATTTTATTACTTATGGGAACGAGAGATTCAAAAAGTCAAAACAACGATTGGTTTCAGAGGCGATTAGATTCGGTGAATTTGCATCCATCAAAGCTTATGGACCTGAAGACCTTCCTTTTGATTTTTCTCAAAGATATAAACAAATATTGGAACAACCACGCGGTGGCGGATATTGGATATGGAGACCAGTAATATTAAACGACACAATAAAGTATATTAATCAAAATGATTATATTGTTTACTTGGATGCCGGGTGCAAATTAAACAAACATGGTAAACCGAGGTTTAATGAATATATTTCCATGTTAAAAAATAGTGAATATGGGGTTTTATCTTTTCAAATGTCGGGAAACAATGGTCCTGGTTCATTAGCGATGGAAAAAGCTTGGACCATTAAGGAGATTTTTGATTATTTCAAAGTAGACATAAATAGCGATATCGCAAATACCGGACAATATTTGGGCGGAGTATTGGTTCTTAAAAAAAACGAGCATCTAAAGAAATATATGGCGTTATATACAGATGCAATTTTACAAAATCCTTTATTATGCACCGACATGTATAATAAAAATGGGAATCAAATAAATGAATTTAGCGATAACCGACATGAACAAAGCGTTACAAGTGTTCTAAGGAAAATTATGGGGTCGGTAGTAATAGACGGAGATGAATCATGGGTCGTTCCATTTGGAGTAGGCGAATCAGTAAAATATCCATTTTGGGCGACTAGATTGAGAGAATAAGAAAAATTATTTCTTTGGCAACGGTTCGGTTGTAAATATAAATTCCCACGACCATTCCATAAATCTTGACGTCCAAAACTGATTTAATGGGTTACTTTGAGAATATAGACTATTTGGAGCACTTTTTGTTATTAACCAATCATACATCGCCATATAAAATTTTTTTGGCAATTTTCTAATTCTTTCTCTTCTAACATAAAATTGCGCTCCAGCTATTTTTCCAGTTGAAATTTTCGTTATTTCCCCAAAATATTCTGCCATTGTTTCTTCCCACCATCCGGTTTCTGTCATATAATCATATCTTACGTTGCAGTTATTTGAATACCTAGGTTGTTGGTCGCTAATTGCACCAAAGTCGTGAAGAGATTTTCGCATATTATATAAGTTATTAATACAATCATACAAGTTTCCGCCATGAGTCCATTTATTGTTGTATGGATGAGTAAAAACACATATTTCGGGCAAGTCATCATAGAAAGTAAAAATAAATTTGAGAATATTTGTTTCTGCGCCACAAATATTAACATTATTATAAGGTTCAAATTCTGGTTTATTTTTATGAAATAATACATATTTTCCAATTAAATTTTTAGTGAACGAAAGATCACTATTATATGCACTAATAATATGCAAGAAATCTGTCATATAACAATATATATTTATAAATATATATTGTTAATATTGTTCTAGCTATAATTCAACAATATCACATTGTTGTCTTAAAATTATTCTAACAATCTCCGCTTTTAATTTGTTCGTTTTTTTTAATGGCAAAACAATCCCAACAAAACATGAATCTATTATATAAATTTCTTTGGCGTTTATAATCGTATCTAAATAATAAACGACTTTATTTCTAACAAAATGTGAACACAATTGTTGTTTCATTTTTATATGTTCTTCACCACTTTCAACGTTGTTATATAAATTCTCGTCATTGGAAATCAAAATTGTTTTTTCGTCGTGCAAATATTTGTTTAATAACTTTTTAATATTTAATTTTTTTTTGTTGGACGATTCGGTCTGTAAAAATACAATATCGTAGTTTTTCACTTCATCGTATAATTGTTTGGATTCTTCTAAAGTTGGCAAGAACCAATAATCAAAAAAAATAGATAAATCTAAATTGATGTCTTTATAAAACCCCTCAATAAAATCATAATTTTGCGAAGTTATTGTGTCAAAATCTATCGTATAAGTATTTTTTGACTCACGGTCTAATATAGACGTTATTTTAGACTTTAAATAACTCTTATGATAACCGCATATAAAAATGTCGTTGTTTTCATAATTTTTATTTATTATTTCACGACAACTACCGAACTCATTGTTACCATCAAATGGAATACACACAATTCTCTGAGTATCACAAAAAAATAACTTGACGTTTTCAAGTAATTTATCTCTGCATAAAAAATATATTTTTTCATAATAATTCAATAAAAATCTTAATGCACCAATTGAATATAGATTGTCACCCATTCCATTGTGACTTAGAAAATATGCGTTCATAATATACAATTGTATTATAATAATATAATACAAACGAAATGTTTCACGGGACCGGGCAAATTAATTTAAATTCTCCTTTCGGAGAAGAAATTTATAACTTATGTAAAGATGAAAATTTGTCGTAATATCATAGAGGTTGGTTCTTGGAATGAACAGGGGTCAACATTATGTGTAATGAATGCCATTATATACAAAAAAAATTCAACATCATACTCATTTGAAGCCGACCAACAAAAATATGCTGAAGCAAAAATGTTTTGGGAAAATAAAAATACAAAAAATAAACTGTTTTAATAAATGGCGTTTTGCACAAAGAAATAATTGACCCATCAACTATACCAGATATACATATGGATTGGTATATTCCGGAGATTATTCTTTTAAAAAATTCTGAAAAGACAAATATTGATAACATTGAAAACGTTGACGCGATAATATTGAACGGTGGAGAATATACAACAAAAGGTGATTTTATTTGTTTGATGAAAAAAAATCCTAAAGTGATAATTTTAGATGACACAAACGTTTATAAATGCAAAGAAATACGACAAAATTTATTACGTGATAGTGATTGGAAATTACACAAAGAAAATCAGAGGGAAAGAATGGATGGAGTATTTTTGTCTCAAATAAAAAATAAGTTATATTACACCTTTTTTATTTCTACATTTAAGATGCCGTTTTATTTCATTAAAAATAATTTGTATATCTTATTTTTGATATATTTTATATTTTCATATAATATTTTTAGTTATTACTCGTTCAATTCCTATTTATTTTATAATGCGAAACAGTATAATATGAATTGCATATTTATTTGTGTCTTTAATCAAGAACAGTATGTTTATATGTTTTTCTTGTTGCTGGAAAGTATATTTATTTACGGAAATTTAGACGAAAATACAAATATATTAGTTTATACCTCCACCCCATTTATGAATATAATTAAAAACAGCGTTTTGTTCAATGATGAAAAAATTAAGTTTGAGATTAATGATACATACAATGATATTGATAAAGCATGTAAATCTAGATTGGATTTATTTAATTTATCGTCTGCGTCAAAATATGATAAATTTCTATATTTAGATACTGATATAATAGTGAAAAACGACGTCAATAAGGTATTTCACGTTTGCACAGAAGACCTTTTATACGCATTAGAAGAAGAAAGAATTGATTCTGATTCGGATTGCTGGGGGAAATCATTATTTGGGAACGAAATTCATAATTATGTTGACAAAACAGCATTTTCGTCAGGAATACTATTATTTAATAATTGTGAAAAAATTAGACATTTATTTTCTAGAATAAATGAGGACATTATTGAAAGACCTCGTTTCTTTTCTTGTTATGATCAGCCATATATAGTATATAATGCTTTCAAATATAATTTATACAATAACAAAATTTTGAAATCATACGTTGTTAATAATAATTATAATATTCACACCGACAAAGTCGTTAATCACTTTCCTGGAGGACCAGGATCATATCATCATAAAATGCAAAAAATGACAACTTTCTTGAATGATAGTAAACATTTTTACTATTAAAATAAATATTATTAAAAACGTTAATAAATTTTTTATTAACGTTTGTCACTATTTTCAAGAGGAAATTAAATTTAACCAATAGTTAATTTTCAATTTATCAAGTGGATATTTTTTATTTATAATTTCTTCATATTTTTTGTTTAAAAAATCCTCTGTAATATTATCCCAATCATCCACAAAGAGAATTGGTAAATCATAAAATTGCTCCATCGCCAAGCATTTTTTTACTATCGGTATTGTTCTTAAATATAAAGATTCCCATAACCTATGAGTATCTATACCATTTCCTCTAGGTGCGAAACAAAATTTATGTTCATAAATTTCACTCAAAAAATTATAATGTCCTTTTTCAGAAATGTCGCTTTTTCCCACCGTTACCCAATTTTTGTTACCATATAAATGATTTATTTGTTGTCGCTCGCGCGGAAAATTACTTATAGTTATATTCATATAAGCTAGATTCTTTATTTTTTTGGGCGTTTTTGATATTTCGTATATTCTATCTGTGTTTCCTATGATTTCATGAATTCTTGAATTTGGTTCATCCTTATTGGTTATCCCGATGGGCAAAGAAAATAATTTCGGATGTTTTATATTAACATTTTGACTAAACATTCGTGTCATATTTGTCATATTCAAAATTTCCAGCTCTTGGTTTGATATATCATAATCAGAATGTCCAGTAACTAATGTTTTAACACAGGACAAATCTAGTCTTTCATTCAAATTTCTCCATCCGCACACAAATACCATGTTATTATCTCTCCTATATTTCAAAAAATCCGTCTTGATATATTGTATTTCTTTTTTATTTAATCCCTGACAAAAGTTGAATATTTTGTCACTAGTAATAAAATCGTCTCTTTCAACGACAAAATCATACAATTTTTCCATAATGAATATAGTGGCGTTTCATATTTATATCATTTTTGTCAAATATTAAGAAACCTTATAAACGGTAGATTGTGCTTTCTTGTTTTGTTCTTCTATCTTTGCCTCATTTTTTAAAAACTCGGCATGATTCGCTTCCATTGTGGCGACATCCTGCTTGCATCCATTCGCCACAATCTGATACTGTGTAATAGAAATAATGAGAATTCCGGTATAGACGTACCACATGGCTTCTCCTATATTATCTCTCATAATGACCAAATCCAACAAGGATTTCTTCATTTCCGAATTTGTCGCCGGATTTTGATACGCGGGTTTCATCAAAGGTGTCAACATCTCCCAAAATTGTTGGAAATTCTCCGGAACTATTTGATTGATTAGAATGGACGTATTTCCCACTAATTTAATAATAGCGTCGGCAGCGCTTTGTAATTTTTCTTTGCTTTCTGGTGTCACTGACGCATCTTGATTGATAGATTTACTGATATCCTGATTTATCAATAATTCGGTCAACAAAACATTTGCTTTCCCAGCCACCGCAAAATATCCGACCACATTAGAAAACGCGGATTTAAAACCAGGAAAAACAATAAGAATTCCGATTAATGCTCCGAAAATAAATATCCAGGGTATAAACGTGATATAAGCCGCCGACGCAACATTTAGAGAAACGCTACCACCACAATTCGTCGTGATGGTTGTCGCGTTTATGCCAAATTGAGTTAACACCGCCGCTAAAAAATACGTAAATAAGGAAGTGTATACCATAGTTGTATAGGATATGTATTGCTTGCCGTCTTCTATCGTTTCTAATGTTAACGGTGGTTTTATGGCAACATAATATCCGATAGTTACTATTATGAATAATATTATTGCCGTATAAGAACTGTCCATAAATTATAAATATAATTTAATTTTCTTTATTAACAGTAATATTAATTTACACTACTAAATGAATTCTCTTATGAATTCTGTTTCTAAACCCAAATTAATAGAACCCGGAGTGAAATATTTTCTAAGTCAAACATTAAAACAGTGCCATGATTTCAAAAGCAAATATTACAATTTCATGTTAAATCTGTGTTTTTTCTTATTATTTTGCTCCCTTTTAGGATTTATGTTGATATACAAATATAAAGGTAAATTAACACCCGCAGAAAAACACCAGAAAAACAAGGAAAAACAACAATATATTCTCTCCAAAGTGAAAAATTATCAAGATTCTAAACGACGTGCACAGCAAGAACTCATAACCGGGCTTCCAGAATGGGGTTCTGATTTAGACAATATCTTGCAAAGAAAATATTAACCCCGAGAAAAATAATATATTTTAAACCTATATAAAGAACGCTCCCTTATGAACTACATTTTTGAGGCTTTTTTCGTGGGAGGCTTGTGTATTGCTTTATACAGCGTGATAAATTTCTTTGTTTCAATCAATAATGATTATGTTTTTCTTTTTGTTCATGGATTCTTGAAGCACTTATTGGGATATATCTTAAACATTCAAGCATACTATTGTAATAACGGTAACGCCTGCAGTAAATTAGATTTATTAATAGATAAGCAAATTTATGACCCCACTAAATGGAAATTGTTTGTGGAGTGCATCGGAGAAGGAATTTTATTCCTCACATTGGGGTCATTTTTCTATACTTTTTTATATTTCAGAAAATACAAGATAATTACCATCTTCACAATAGGATTTACTTTGCATATTCTATTTGAATTATTAGGATTTCACAAATTGATATGTGTTATGCGATGCAAGACAATAACTCCAAACGTGCGACAAATTTAGTGTTTGTTCCTGGTTTTCTTTTCTCGTGGTGTAATATAAGGTAGATATAATGAGTGAAAATTTTGATTTAGAATTAGAAAAAAAAACAACTTATTTAGATGGACTAAAGACATATTATAAATTAAAATCACAATATGAGGATTTATATACAAGTCAAAAACAAAAAATTCTAAAAGATACCGACGCCCTGAGTTGGAGAGAAAAGCGGCGCGAGTTTCAGAAAATTAAAAGAAAATGTATCAATTGTCGGAGACCTGTGGGTTCATTGTTTTCTATGGAAATGAAAAATGATAGTAGGCATTTAATCGCGCTTTGTGGAGACCGAAAAGAACCATGTGTACTTAATATTGATATTAATATTGGTTTCATCTATAATTTGAGAGATAGCATTAATACAGACGAGAAGGAACTCGCCGATTTTAAAAAAAGCATCGTGGTAGATAAAAACGACTTGTTGTTCGGGTATATTACTACAGAACAAGCCGTGGATAAATTTGACGAAATAAAAGCAGATGTTGCAAATATAACAAATCTATACGAATTAACCATGAAAAGTTATTTAGACATTGTAGACAATGCTGAAAAAAAAGAAAAAACCAAGAAAATACAATTTGAATTACAGAGAACAATTTCTACAATAAAAACCATGATGACCGAATATGAGAAAACACAAAATACTCAATATGCTCGTGATGTGGCGGAACTTTATCTGAACGATATTGTGCCGAAACTGAAAGAATTGACGAAAATAACAACTTCTTATTATCAAGTTGAGTATGATGATGAAACCTATAATCTTATTAAAAAAGAAATTTCCATAGAGGATTTAGAGAGAGATGTAGGAGACGAAAAATCTCAAACGATAATATCAATGCGTATGGGACAAGATAAAAGGAAAGACCCAGTTAAAACAGGCGGAATTCAGGGACCCGCAATACCGTCCATTAAAAAATCAAAGCTAATCATTGAATCAAGTGGAGATTCCGATGGAGACGTGGGAGAAGACGTGGGAGAAGACGTGGGAGAAGACGAGGCCGGCTCAAATTTTGATGATGAATAAAAAGTGTATCGTTTATTTTTATGTCTCTCTAATGTATATATCTAATACATGTTTTTAGGAAAGTACATTTCATTGCCAGTATTTATTATTAGTTTGGCAGTAGGACTGTTTTTTACCTATATAATGGGTCCTGATATGAAAACCATTCATGTCTATCCCACACCAGAAAACGTGGGGAAGGTATATTATAAAGACAAAGCCGATAATTGCTTTACATATTCGTCGGAGGAAGTAAAATGTCCCAGTGACAGCTTTTTGATTAAAACTACTCCTATTCAATCGGGGTCCACGTCCACTCAACAATCGTCCACTCAACAATCGTCCAATATTTTGTCTTGGAATAATAAAAATCTTTTCTAATAATATACACAAACATAGAGAAAATGGCAATTAATATATCCAAATTTTTACACACTCAAAATGGGAAATATATAATGTCAGTAATTCTCGGTTTTGGTCTAGCCACATTCTTTAGAACTGTTTGTAAAGATAAAAACTGCCTTTTATTTAAAGCTCCTCCAATGGAAGAGATAGAAGACAAAATATACAAGTTTCACGACAAATGTTATAAATATACTCCCGTTTCTAAAAAATGCGATGCTAGTAAGAGAACCGTCTCTATAGATTAGATTAAGAATTTGCGTAATTATTATAAAGTAAGAATCTTTCTTTATTATAATGTCATCAGATACAACTAGTATTCATGAATTACCAACAGACCCTGTTGGGGGTGGTTCGGTAGGCGGAAATGTCTCGTTTTCTAGTAACGAAATGGGAAAAACACCGCTTTCTTTAGACCAAACTACTATTAATCAAATAGTAAATGGATTACAACAAGCCAGCTCTTCCGGTGCGACACAACTTCAGTCTCGGGATATTCCACAAACCACACAAAATATCGTCGGCGATGAACAAATTCAAGCAACCTATATTCCCCCCGGGAGTAATCAAGATTATATCAAAGACTATGAAGACAACCAAGATATTATTGACAATTACGGGAAAAGAATGGACAATTCAAATAATCTTGACCAATTATATGACGAAATACAAATTCCGCTTTTATTAGCCGTCATGTATTTTTTATTCCAACTGCCGATATTCAAAAAATATCTTTATAAATACTTTCCTGTTTTGTGTGGTTCAGACGGAAATTATAACATAAATGGATACTTGTTTGTTAGTATTTTATTTGGACTCTTATATTATTTATTATTCAAATCAGTAAATCATTTTGCTCGGTTCTAGGGGTTTATCGTTTGTTCGGATTTTATTTTTTATTTTTGTAATACAACACGCAGTTAAAATCATGATTTCTAATTATGTTCAACAGTTTATAGACACTATTCCGAAAAAAAAAGAATGCGAGTCTATTGACATTGTTTTAGATGGCGGGTTATTCAATGGTTCTTACTTGGCTGGCGCCATGCATTTTCTAAAAGCATTAGAGAAACGCGGATGCACGAAAGTTATGCGAATTTCTGGATGTAGTGTCGGGTCTTTTGCTGCGGTTTTATATCATGTCAACTCTCTTGATTTATCCGAAAAAATTTATGAAATTATGCTGAATGCGTTTAAAACAAAATATATATTGAATGTATTTTCCGAGGTGTTTTCTCTGATTAAACCCCGATTTTCCAAAAAGTTAATTCAACAAATGAACGGTCGTGTTTTTATTACTTATTATAATGTTCAATCTGGTAAGCATGTCGTTAAATCTCACTATAAAGATTTGAAAGATATTTTTAGAACTATTAAAAAATCATGCTTTGTTCCTTTTTTAGTAAACGGAAATATGACTTATATGGAAAAATATATAGACGGAATAAATCCTTATATTTTTCCTATTCGGGAAAATAGACGAATTTTATATATGAACTTGCTTGGATACGATAAGGTCACACATATTATCTCTGTGAAAAATGAAAAAACAAATTTCCATAGAATGCTTGCGGGAATGTTGGATATTCATTTGTTCTATACGCGGAAAATGAGTTCGCAAATGTGTAGTTGGGTAAATGATTGGAATATTCTGGAACGCTTTTATTTTTATTTACTGCGTTATGTAGTTGAGCGAATTTTGTATTACTCCCTCTATGTTTGTTTTGTCATGAAAAAAATAATTCCTTGTGAAATATACGACACTGTTTTCTATTACTATGCGTCTAGGACAATTAAAAATTATTATGTTTATTTGATTCAAACATATTGTGTTTGAGTTTATACCTTATTTTTTTAATTAAAGACATTGCGCCTTCCGAAGGTGTCTTGTCTCCGGTGAAAGAATCAAGCAACAGCTTACGGGAGGAGCCGGCGTTGGGTTAATTGGTTTTCTTGGTGAAATTCCGGTTGAATTGTCTGCGGGTCTGTTGAATAAGTCGTCGTTATTTAACCCGCGTAAATTACGTAGATGAATGCGCGAAACCACGCCGCGTCTCATATTTCCCTTGCAAAACGATGCAAAATAACAAATCATCATTGAAAAGATGAGGAATACTAGAATCTTCACTGCGACCATCATTTCTGTGTTTTTCATTACTTTCAAAGACAAAAATAAAATTCAATTTTTATTTTTATTCTGGTTTATTGAAAACGATTTTTCTTTGTTTTCCTTGATTTCCTTGATTTCTTTGATTTCCTTGATTTCCTTGTTTTCCTTTTGCCGCCAAACTCAGGGGGTTGCTCCTCCTCTTGTGCTCCTTGTTCAATTTCTAAAGCGACGTTCTGCAAACTAGCCGTTATGGCGTCTAAATGGTCTACCAATGGATCAATGCTAGCCGACGCACCCCCTGCAGAAGAACCTTGCAATACCAGTCGTTTTTTAGCGCTTTTCAATAATTCGGCTGCCTGGTTTACATTTTGTGCGACTTGCGCGAGTTCCGCGTTTTGCCCTTCGCCTGCTTTTTCGGGTAAATTTGCTGCCGCAGCACTTCTTTTCATTTATATTATGCGAGTATAATATTTTTCAATAAAACAGCCCACCTCTTCCCCTTCTCTTTTTTGTATGTGGATTTTTATAATAAGCCTTTCTTTTCTTTTTTCCTATATTTTTCTTTGTCTTGGTAACCGGAACCTTTTTATTTGAAACATTATCTCCTGGTCTATATCTCAAAAACCATTCATCATACTCGGGATTTTGTTTCTCATTTTTAAGTTCCTTGAATTTATCGGCTTTTTGCGCACGCATTTCCTCAACGGTTTCCTGGTGCCCATAACAATCTATGCTGAATCTTTTTAGTAACCCCCGCTGTTTCAACCGATTTTTTTGCTGAACATCAAAAAGAAATTCCGCCATGCATAATATACGAATCGTATCATAATATTTGCGCGCTGAATACAAAAACGCCAAATAAAAACTCAACATCGTGTCAATCGTGGCAATCTTAATCTTATCCCCCTTTATATGAATTTCATTATAACTATGACAAGCAATTGGCTCATATATAAAAGCAACAGTATCTTTGCCAATCATTATCTGATAATGCGGTGCAATTATCTCTCCGATTGCGTCCTGTTTCACTATTTTTACAGTTTTAATACCTATATCCTCCAATCGTTCTTTCAATATAGTGGCGGTTTTAAGCGGTTCATCAGAGAGAACATCAAAATCAGCCACACGTTTGAATTTCACTTGTAAATTTTTTGGCATATAATGCGAATACATAGACATGGCGTATCCGCCGAAAAATATAACATCAAGTTCAATAAAGGTTTTTTTTATTGTCTCAAAAATATTTACCGAATCGGTATCGGAAACCATTTCTCTCTGAAAATCATGCGTGTCACATTCTTTGCCGTGTAATGGATAGTGTTTGTTTAAAAGCGTGATTCTTTTCAAAACTTTGTCCCACCTAGATATGTCTCCCGCGGGTCTAGACAATTCTAAATACATAGACATTCGCAGAAAATTAGGAGGTGCATAAAGAATACCTGCCACCTTGACAGCTTCCTTCTTCAACTCTATAAAAATTTCCTTATGAATATGTGTAATATCCGCCACGCCTAAAAAATCAACAAAGACTTTGTATGTGCCATGATGCTGTCCCGCTTTTGCCTCCACTTCAGTGAATCCCGCTTTGAGATAAATGTCCGCCAATTCTTTGGCGTCTCCAAGCGCATCCGTAGAGAAAAAATCATAGTCACTTAATTCAATATCTTTATTATAAAACTGGTATTGTTTGGGCAATATATTATTCACGGCAGTTCCGCCATATACCATTAATTTTTTATTTCTTATAAAGTCCTCCACTATGGAAATCATGCGTTTAATATCAGGTGAGTTGACTGTGGCTTTTCCTATTTTTTCCTCTGCTTTATCTACTGCAACCCGGAGAATTGCCATTTCGCATTCATCGAAATCCATTGTTTTATCGCATATTTCTTTTTTTTTCATAATATAAGTACTTATATATTATGAGAAGATATATATTATATATGTAATTCCTTAAATGTTGAATTTGTAATAATCCGTGGATATCTCTCTTGTCTGGTAGCTGAGAGCAGGATTCTGTGGCGTGGGGTCCGGAACCGTCACGGGAATATATCTTAAACGTTCGGGCTTTAATATAAACGCGTATCCACCTTGGTCAAAATACAATGTATCTTGTTCTAAAAAAGAATCAAAATTCTGATAACGCATGGCGACCATCTGACATCCCATCTCTCTTGATGCTATTGTATTTGGGTTTGGTGGATTCGCGAGTCCCTTATCTGGTATCGCAATTGTCATATTTAATTTATTAAATTCTTGAAGTTCGTTCATGTCAGGAGTGTTTTTTACATCATAATAATGGAGTGCGCGCATGAATACAGAATTACTCGTCATATTTACATATTCGTAAAAATCGTTCGTGTCCATGAAACTATTGTTTAAACGGTCCACAATAATAATAATTTTTCCATTAAAACTCATTAAAGGCGACGAAGCCAAATTGTTGCCGCCATTTTCATAGCTCGTTTCACTTCCTAAAAACAATTGATCATATTGTTTGAATATATTCGCCATATTCTGGTACATTTGCGGATTCGTGCTTTTAATACGTAAATGAAGTATAAGCGGATCTAGTGGATTTGGACACGTGCCTCCGGCAAAAGCATAATTTTTAACTACATCCATAACATCGGAAAAGGGAACCGAATTATACGTTTCCTTTACGAAATCACTCTCTTGTGTAGAGGTAGCAACTACTGGTTTGTTATCAATAGAATAAATTTCAAAGTCTAAGCAACGGACACCCTGCTTTATTATATCCTTGAGTGCACATGTTGAAACATAGTCATTCTTATATTGCCCGCCACTACAGCAATTGAATGCGGTTTTAATATAATAATCCCTGAGATTAAATTGGCAATTAGGGTCGTTTGCATTTAAGGAGGCGATTTTTCCGTCTAATGCGCTATATATTTTGTCCATGAAAGAACATTCTCTTGACAGTAATGTAGAAGTCCGGTAAAGATATATAGAAAAAAATATAATAATAACCAAAATAAATACTAATAATATTGTTGCCATTGAATTCTCCTTAAGATTTGCTAATGTCTCCATGGTATTTTTGACAATGTTTGTATTCTGGATGGGTTTTGACATTTATCTAATCTACTATAAAAATAGATAATAAAACAACAAATTCATTCTAATAAAACATTTTCTGGATTGCATGAAAGAGAAAAGCGGTATTTCGCGACATTTTATTGTTTTAACAAATAAAGAATTAAATATGTCTAATATATATATTACAATGCCAGGTGGGCTCATGAATTTAGTTAGCAGCGGTGCTCAAAATGTTATATTAAATTCAAACCCCAGCAAAAGTTTTTATAAAGCTTCCTATGCAAAATATACAAATTTCGGTCTTCAGAAATTTCGTATTGACTTTGAAGGAACACCCACCCTACGATTAGCCGAATCCTCTGTTTTCACGTTCAAAATGAAGAGATATGCTGATTTATTGATGGACTGTTATTTGTCCATTGATCTGCCAGATATATGGAGCCCCATAGCTAGAATACCCGTAACAAATACATATACAAAGGAAATAAAAATTCCTTATGAAGCAGTAACTAATAATTTTGTAACAATTAATGGTCCATTCGGCATTCCATATACAATTGATGAGCCAACAATGACGACACAATATACTACTACAACATTTACCAGTAGTTCAACTATAATACGCCGCTCTCCTTATGATTTTAAATGGATTGAAAACATTGGTTCACAAATAATATCAAAGATAACAATTACATGTGGAAATCAAACTATTCAAGAATTTTCCGGAGAGTATTTATTAGCGGCCACGCAGCGGGATTTCTCAGCTGAAAAAAAGGCATTATTTGATAGAATGACCGGAAACATCCCCGAGTTATTTGATCCAGCAAACGCCGATGGTAGAAACAATATTTATCCAAACGCCAAACATATTGATGGGAATGAATACGGTGCGGAGCCCTCTATACGCGGAAGAACTATTTATGTTCCGTTAAATGCGTGGTTTACCATGAAAAGTCAAATGGCGTTCCCATTAGTAGCACTACAATATAACGAATTAGTTATAACAGTCACACTACGTCCCATTCAAGAGTTATTCCGAATTCGCGACATAATGGATTCATCCAACAATTATCCCTATGTTGCTCCCAACTTCAATAAAGACTATATGCAATTTTATAGATTTTTACAGACACCGCCCCCAGTAGATCCATCTCTAGGAACCTATATTTATACCGATAAAAGAAGCATTTGGAACTCCGATATTAATTTAAATTGCACATATTGTTTTCTATCAAACGCAGAATCAAGATTATTCGCTATTCAAGAACAAAATTATTTGTTTAGACAAGTAAGGGAAAATAAATTTCTTAATATAACCGGTTCCAATAAACTAGACCTAAAATCTTTGGGTTTAGTCAGTAGCTATTTATTTTTTTTGAGAAGAAGCGACGCCAATTTGCGTAATGAATGGTCAAATTATACAAATTGGCCATATGGCAAGAATCCAGTGAATGAATATTTATCGCAAAAACCCGGACGTTATGACACTATCAGACTTAACACAGACGGAAGCTTATTTTTTTCCGATCCGATTGATTTTAGCAGCAATAATTTAGTGGCAGGATTTTTAACGACCGGACCATATAATCACGAAAACGAAAAAACTATATTAAGGGAAATGGCATTGCTTTTAGACGGAACCTATAGAGAGAATTCACAGTCTGAAGGAGTTTATAACTATATTGAGAAATATACTCGCACTAGTGGAAACGCACCCGATGGGTTATATTGTTATAATTTTTGCTTGAATACGAATCCACATGATTTACAGCCATCTGGTGCTATGAATATGAATCGGTTTCATTTGATTGAACTTGAGATAAGCACAATTTCACCACCATTTAATCCAAAAGCGCAAGTAACAACAATTTGCGATCCATTGACCGGAGTTATTATCGGAATTAATAAACCTGCAGGAACAATATATATGTATGGTTATGATTTAACAGTGTTTGAAGAACGTCACAACGTTGTTAGCTTTGTTGGGGGTAACGCTGCTTTAATGTATGCAACATAGTTTCCTATAACCAATTACTCGTGATATTTTTCAGGATAATTTCGCTAATTTCTGTTGCGGCATATTTCGGGTTATTATGTAACGTATGGTGGTCTCCTTTCATTTTTTTGAATCTAATATTTTTATTAGGAAAGTTATTTGCAATATGATTAGAAACATGCAAATAGCTATCTTTTTCCCCGACCACAACATGTATCGTAGATTTACATTCGCGAACCAGGTCGTTGATATTTTGTTGAAGCAAACATTCGTTTATTGTGACAAACAAATCTCCGATTTTTCTGGAAAAAACAACACGTGTCAATTCCGCGGGTCGTGGTTCGTTAACATATTTGCCTAGACAACGGTAATAAATTTCTGCCATTTTCCTTGAACCTATAAAATATAATATTGTGGTCCATAAGATGCAAAATAGTCTCAGACAGAAATTCCATACAGGCTGCCCCATCTTAGATTTTCTTATTGTCGGCTGATATTTCTCTATATGACGGGGTGTGTCATTTCCTTGTAAAATAGCTGATATGCACTCATAAGGAAATCTTGTCAATAATTCGGCCGGATTACATAAAATAAGGTATTCGGTTTTTATTGTTTTTGACACCTCTAAAGCCACTACACATCCTGTGGAAAATCCGATAATAACAAATGGCTTTTTATAATTTGTTTTATGAATTTTTATTATGATGTTTGTTACTTCTATTTCAAATGCTGCTCCATGTAGTAGGCTACAATTTAAAACAGGTCGTAGTGTTTTATATTGTAAATATTTTATAAAATTTGCCATATAGTGTTGGCTACCGCCGAATCCACCTATGACAACAATACACATAAAGTTATGTCATACTTTTATTTCTTGGATTTTCTAGATTTCTTTGATTTTCTAGATTTCTTGGATTTTTTGGATTTTCTGGATTTTCTGGATTTTTTGGATTTTTTGGATTTTTTGGATTTTTTGGATTTCTTTTTACCACCATGAACATCATCATCATCAATTTCGTCACGGTCTAAATCGGTTTCATCCATTTCACCTCCTTCTTTATGAAGGAATCCCGCACCAAACTCGTGCACTGTGTTAGCCGCGGTAAGTTCCTCTTCTATTCCACTCGCGGAATATGGTGGAATACCGCTAACCTCTTTGGAGCTTTGAAGAAGTTCGTATACTTTTCCTAAAAAATCATCTAAACGTTCTCCAGTTCCTTGTAACGGTTTAACAACATCTTTCACCAAGTTCTGCCATGAAAATTTATTTTCCAACAATCTCTCTATCTCACCATCGTCTTGAATCAAAACTGCGTCATTGATTTTTGTCTTCCACTGTATTTCCTCTTCATTCCCAGTAAATGTAGTAGATTCAAATTTACCACTGTAATTACTAGAGTCCATCAGCATCTTCGCATATCTTCGTATTTCAGTGTCGGAATTTTGTGAATCCATTCTACAATTAGCATTTATTATTTTTAATTTTAAATTTTTTTAGGAATCAGAAAAAATTGATTTATATTTTTATAAAAAAGAAAATGGAAAATTGCACAAAATGAACGCCCAACTTCAACCCGCTTTTGCCCAGTGCGCGACTGGCTACCACCTTCTCAACAACAAGCCCATCAGTGAGGGAATCTGGGAGGACATCAATGGACAAATCTTCTCCGCCTGTGGAGTTGAGGTCTATTCCACCGCTGATGGTTCTCACGCCCCAGGCATGGATATTGACAGTTCCATGGGCCGATTCTCCAACAAATCGTCCAAATACGCCAAGAAGACCAAGAAGAACGCTGCGGGAAACGCATCGTTTGACATCAGCTCCCACCGTCTCACCAAGGAGTGCTCCGCCGGAAATTGTGGCGACATCACCCAGATTGTTGCCGCGATCAACTCGCTCAAGAACTTTGACCACTATTCCATCATTGTTCGGGACGATTCCGAGGCAGGAAAACTCACCTATGACTGGTTCATGATTCCTAGTGGACACGCGTCTGTCAATCCGGCCGCCTATGATTGGCAGCCCACCATCGGGAAGATGGGCAAAAACAAGGACAAGCAGGTCGGTTGGCACACCAATGTTGTCAATGGCTGTTCCATGAGCATCAGTTTCAGCATGTCCTCGCAGCTATGGATCCATATTGACGTGTGTGAGGAGATGCGTCAATTTGTAGTGGCTAGCTGCTCGGTCTCTAGCAAGCCTGTTCTCAATTATATTCAACTGTCCACCATGTTCCCAAAAGCCGAAGAGCACGCATAAATCCGAATCCCGCAAGAAAAATGCATGTATATTTTGTATTTTTATTTTATATGCTTTCACGATTTAAATCACTATTTTTATTAGTTATATTAATTTAGGAAAAATCGTCTATATGAATATAGAAACTACGAAATGGAAGAAGTCGGATTTATTATATTGAGACACGTAAACGACAAATTAACTAATAAATATTGGAATCAATGTTATGAATGTATTCGGACGTTCTATCCTGAAAATTTGATTCTTATAATAGATGATAACAGCAAAAAGGAATATTTAAAAGGACGGTTTTTATATAAAACAACTATTATAAATAGTGAATATCTAGGAAGAGGTGAGCTATTACCATATTTTTATTATTTACATAATAAATTATTTGAAACAGCAGTTATTATTCACGATAGCGTCTTCATAAATAAATATGTAGATTTTCGCGTTGAAAAATATAAAATAATATGGGATTTTGAACATAATTGGGACCAAATAGAAGACGAAACAAATATGATAACGCTGTTCAATGATGCAAAATTATTGAATTTTTACAAAAATAAAAATTTGTGGAAGGGTTGTTTTGGCGGCATGTCAATTATTAGACACAATTATCTAATTTATATTAATAGCAAGTATGAAATCGGTAAATTATTAAATGTCGTATTGACTAGACATAATCGTTGTTCTTTTGAAAGAGTAATTGCATGCCTTTTACAATGTAACGAAAAGAATGTAACATTATTAGGAGACATACATCGTTATTGTAAATGGGGAATTAAATTTGATGAGAAACACCTATGGGCAAATTTGCCATTAATAAAAGTTTGGACAGGGAGATAACGACATTTGAATATTTACGGATAGTTGTAAAATGTCTACAGTATAAATGGTATTAATTCAATCATTTTATTTATTATGAAATGATTGAATTTCTTTAAGCCTGTTTAAGAAAATAATATATAAGGGCGACGAAATTCTCAAAAGTTTTTTTGGAAAAGTGAAAATGGACATTTATAAATGTCCAAAAACGGATTTCCAGAAAAAGTCTTGAGAAAAAGGCGCGCCGACCTTTTTGAAAAGTGATTTTAGAGCATAATGCTTTCATTTTCGGATTTTTGGTTATTTTTTTTGTTACTGAAAAAAAAATAAATTTGTAAAAAATAGTTTAGACATTTTTTTCATTTATAAATATAAGGATGACAACGGAGGACATTTTAGGACCGAAAAACACAATAAAATATTGTTGTAAAAATTGTCATTACACTACGTCACACAAGGGTCAATATAGCAGACACATAATGACACCAAAACACGCGAGGATGACAAATGGATTACAAAAAAACACCGAAAACACCGAACAAAAATTTGTTTGCGAATGTGGTAACATTTATAAATTTAGACAAGGTTTACATAAACATAAAAAGAATTGTATTGTTCTGCCATCAAAATATATTAACCACTCGTCGGACTTGTCAAATAATGTTGTGGTGGAATTATTGAAAAGTAACAATGAGTTCAAAGAGCTATTACTAGAGCAAAACAAGCAGATGCTTGACATGATGAATTCTAAAATGGTTTCCAGCACAACGAATAACACAACCAATAATTTTAATCTGAATTTTTTCTTAAACGAGAAATGCAAAGACGCAATGAATATATCGGATTTCATAAAATCATTAGAAATAACCTTTGAAGACTTTGAAAATATGGGAACACTTGGATACGCAGAAGGTATCAGTAAAATACTCATAAACAATCTGAAGAACACCGATGTTGAAAAACGACCCATGCATTGCAGTGATTTAAAGAGAGAAACAATGTATATTAAAGATAAAGATATATGGGAAAACGATAAAGAAAAGACCATCTTTATTTCTGCGATAAAGGGCGTGGCGCATAAGAATTTTATGAAAAGCGTGGATTGGAAAAAAGAAAATCCGGATTATTGTGATTCTTCATCAAAAACTATGGATATATACACAAAAATATTATATGAAACCAGCGGACCCATATCAAAAGAAGAAAAAGAAAAAGAATATAATAAAATACTCAGACGAGTTGCGAGAGAAGTTACGATAAACAAATAACGATGTACGTTTTTTACCGGGTTTATAACGAGCTATAAAAATTGGCTGGAAGGGGTCCGGTTTCTTTGAATTCGCCGGTGGCTGAATTACGAGTCGTGTAATTTTGCTGTTGATTTTTCTCGGTTTTACTCATGTTTGGTTCATAATACTGTTTATTGAAAATTTCTTGTCCAGCATCAAAACTTGTCTTCCATTCATTTTTTCCCTGATTATACGAAGGTGGTGAATCAGAAGATTCTGTAATCAAAGAAGCGCCGCGGGTAATGTCGCTGGTGAGAGAGGAATAGGAAGAAATATAAGACGATTTTCCGGAATCTTCGTCGCTTATTATTTGTTCTTGCGAATAGTATGATTTATTTTCAACTGGTTTACAACCATAACAACCTGCGTCAGTTGAACATTGTTCGCCGGTTATAAAACAGCGCCCAGTGGGTGGGCTACACACATTACGACACTCGGTCTTTGTTGTTAAAGGCATGTCTATCGCATATTTTTCTACTTCGTTAAACGCCTCACTCACATGTTTACGACTATTGATGAGAGAAAAGAGCAATATTATTGCTGCTAATAAAAAAAATACATTTTTCATAAGGCAATTATATTGTATTATAACCATAGAAAAAAGAAAACCAACTTTAGTAAAATAAATTATGACAAAGTGTGTAAAACGATTAATTTTTATATCAAGTAATTATAATTGAAATGTCAGATAATGCAATAGACGATAAAAGAAAATCAAATGAATCCGCAATAGATACTAAAAAATTCTTTATGATTTTATCAAGAAAATTATTAGTATTCGGAACAACAATTTTGGTCGGCGCAATTATATTATATGGATGTCGCACATCGCAAACAAATTTATTGCCGGACAATTTTGATTGCTTCCCCTATACAAACGAAGAAGCACAGATAGAAAGCGTCCTTGTAAATACAGATATTGTTAAAACCGCCGATAGTTTTTTTTCAACAAAATTGTCTTTTGACTATGATAAAAATAAGGCGATTTTAGATGAAAAGGGTTTTTTTTCTCTCTTGAAATATCTCAAATACAATAAAAATGCAAACTGGCTTAGTTTATATGTTGCTACTACGTTGCAGGGAGTATTGGCATTAAATTTTTCAATATTGAACATTGTTTACGACTATATTAATAAAACATTTACTGAAAGCATAATTATATTTATAATGCCTTATATTGTAATGTTTTTGGCAGGCTTTATAATGTTTATTGATTGTTTTTATTTGGTATATCTATGGTTTTATAATTTATATTTATACTATAGCACCGCTAAATTCAATGAAAAAATCGGTCAAACCGAATGGCAAGATTCCGTATTTGCCTTTTGGGATATTATAAATCTTATGCCTTCTTTGTTTATTGTTTTCGTATTTTTTCTATTATTAATCTTTGTTGGACACACAATTATTGTATTTATTGCTTTCGTTGCCACTTTATATGTTTTTATATTACCAACCTTTTTAGAGGCAGATGTGATAGATAAAAACGGAAATAAAAAACCATATACTTTTAAAAACGCTTTAATGAATATATTGAAATACAAGATGAATATTGTGATGTATTTAATTACTTATATGATATTGTCGGATACATTTTCATCTTATGGTGGTTATAGCGCTTTTGTGGCATTTATTGCATTTTTAATATTGTTCTTTTTCACAAAAATATATAATCCTTATATACCTAATAAAACGACTGATTTAACTACCTCAAATTTTGCACCATTTGACCAAGCGACCAAAATGTGTGGAAAAACAGACGCGATTCCCGAGGCGATTCCCGAGGCGATTCCCGAAGCGATTCCCGAGGCGATTCCCGAAGCGATTCCCGAGGCGATTCCCGAAGAGATGTCGCTGCAACTTAGGGAAGCTCCACAGCCATCCGCACCCAAAGCAAAGTCGGATTATTTGAGACCAGAACCATCTGCGCTAAAGCAAGAAATTGAACCGCAAAAATTATAAACAAATAAGTTTGTATTACAATATAAAGATTTAAATAGTTTATATTGTAATGAAAAAAACAACAAAACAGCCATTCATTAGTGTTTGCACGCCAACATTCAATAGAAGACCGTTTATTCCCATGATGTTGAAATGTTTTGAGCTGCAAGATTATCCGAAAGACAAAATAGAGTGGATAATTATAGATGATGGAACAGATAAGATTGAAGACTTGGTAGAAGGACATCCACAAATCAAATACTTTAAATATGACAAAAAAATGACATTAGGTAAAAAGCGAAATTTAATGCATGAAAAGTCAACCGGAAGTATCATTATTTATATGGACGATGACGATTATTATCCACCGACACGTTTCTCTCATGCGGTAGAAACATTACAGAAGAATCCTAGAGCATTGTGTGCAGGGTCAAGCACTATGTTTATATATTTTAAACATATTAACAAAATGTATCAGTTTGGACCTTATGGTCCGAATCATGCAACCGCTGCAACATTTGCAATGAGGCGAGAGTTATTAAATCAAACCAGGTACGATGAAAACGCATCGCTGGCGGAGGAATCCGGTTTTTTAAAACAATATGCGATTCCGTTTGTTCAGCTTGATCCGAGACAAAGTATTTTGGTCTTTTCACACAATCATAACTCAGTTGATAAAAAAAAACTCCTAGACCAAGGAGGTGGAAATAATCCTTTTGTAAAAATTAGTGAAGTAAAAGTCAGCGACTTGGTAAAAGACGAATATTTAAAAGATTTTTTCATGAATAAAGTGGAAGGATTGTTGGAAAATTATGAACCCGGCAGACCAGAAAATAAACCGGATGTTTTGATTCAGATTGAAGAATTAACCAAGAAGCGGGAGAAGATGCAGGAAGAAGAATTCAGACGACAAGTTGATAATAAATTTAGAGAAATGCATATGGCAATTCAACAGCTGCAAGCCGAAAATGAGACACTAAAAGAAAAAGTACTTTATTACGACAATAGAATAAAGGGAATAATTACTCAAAGAATGGCGGAACTGAAAGAAATGAAAGAACTCAAAGAATTCAAGGAGAAACATTGTGAACCGACTGCAGAAGAAGCCAACATAATAATTAATATTTAAAAAACGACTTAAAAAGACCTCTAGATATAACGTATAAAGCCAGAGAGCTTGCCAACAAAAATGTTCTATGAAGAGGACAGATTCTTGCCCAACAACATGGACGAGGATGAGTTGTCGTTTCAACCATATCAAACGTCTATTAGAAAGTTGATGGCGGATACAATTGAGAATGACCCCAATATGTTCAGACTAAAAAAAAACGGAAGGACAATTACGTATTTTTCATGTAACGGAAATATAGGGCGTTTTATTCGTAATGCGGTAACGGGTGTTGTAGAAAAGGGTGATTATGTCGGGAGTTGGAAGGAAGATTATTATTTCAAGGTGAATGTTGCAACCGGTGGGGCGGGACAGAGATGTAACATATTATTTTACGATTCTCCGGAACAATACGAAAAACACATGATGTGTGAAGTTTCGCAGCAAATAAAGGAAAAGTGGAGGGAGAAGTTTCGTTCGGCGAAAAAGAGAATTGAATCTGTTGAAAATCCGACAGCTAATGAATTGAGGGGAATTGTGATTAAGTAGAAATCAGCTCATAAAATAACAAAAAAATTTATTATTTTATACCCCCTTTTGCCGTTATAAATCGTGCTCAACGGTTCTGATAAATCTTCATCACTGCTAAACCTATGATTTTTATATAATTTTCGCCAAAATTATATAAATATATATAGTTATTATCATTCACATGTTAAAAAAATACATAGTATTATTTGAAAGCAAACACTTTGGATGGATTGCTTATTCTACTACAAGAGCAGATGCGAAAAGAATATTAATTATAAACAACAAATATCACGTATTGTATATTTTTGAATGTGATTTAACGAAACAATATCCGTATACTATGAAATTAAAATCACCACTAGATAAACATTGCAATTGTAAAATAATAAACAAGTATAAAGAAGACAATTTTGATGAAAATGATAAATATATTATAATTAGTTATCAAGCGGCAACGGAAGATGATGGAATTTGTTTTGACATAGAACAGAATTGAAAAACTAAACAACTCTTCATTTACGCATGATCATCATCATCACCCTCTATTAATATTTCGGGAGTTTCTGTAGCATCAATCTTGGTGTACTTATCAATATATCTATACAGTCTATTTATATCTAATTTAGTGATTTCATAATTTTCAAAAAAAGAGACAATCTTGTTGTCGTCATATTTTGACCTCAAATCAAGAAAATATGATATCAAGTCTTTTTTGTCCATTCCTAATTGTTGACATAAATCGTGTATAAAAAGTAGATTATTATACTCGGTTGAGTATTTTGTTAATACTTTAGTAAATCTGATTTCCGCGGGATTATATTTCACTCTTTTTTTGAATGTGTCGGTGTATAATTTGTTATTTTTAAAGGTTTTCATGAGAGAACTCATTTCGTTGAATTGCCAGATTTGTTTCTGGAAT